GGGAGAGACAAGCGGGGCCTACTGTCGCCACGAAGTCGTCATAGAACTGACGGCCTCGTGTGGCAGCCAGACGAGTAGCGGAAGCAACTGTCTGTGAAGTTAGAACGTTAGCGTTAGAGGGGTCTTTGACCCAACAGATCATTTCGTGGACTCCTTCTGAGGGAAATTCAGCATGCCAAATTCCATCGCGTTTAACGGGACGGCGTTTGATCAGCGAAACTTCCTCGAATGGAGTAAAAGGACGCGAAATGTCTTCTTTGTTGGTGTCGGTCATAGTAACGTCGAGGTGTTCTTTCTTGTATTTTGAGGTGGTTATCTGGTTATACCAGGGGGCCACTTCATCGGAGCATGAGATCCAGAGGTCATCACCTACGCCGGCAAATTCAACATTACGTCGAAAGTACTCAGCGTGGGAGATTCCCTCCGGACGAACCTTGTTCTCGATGGCAAGAGCAATAAAGGTATATTGCTCAACAGCCAAAGAGTACTTGGTGTTTTTATCGGTGGTGGAATCAGCCCCAGAGGAGATACCGCAAACTTTTAAATAAAGGTTTTGGTGCATAAGGGATGCGTTGAGCATGTTCATCATGTGGACTTTAGGGTGGGCAACCAAATGTGTAGCAGCCAAATCAAGTCCTGACAAATCTTTGAATTCATAGGCTCGCAGGTATCTTCTCTCTTCGCACCCTACATGTTCGTAGAGTTGCGGGTGGACGTGCAGGTCGAATTTCTCTGTATCGAGGCATATATGGTTTGGATGTTTCAACATCCTGTTAACCAACATACCCCAATCAGGCGAGTCAGGGTCGATCGTGTACGTAAGGGTTCCATGTGGAATGGAATGAGCGATGCGAGACCAGTCGGCGTTGTAACAGCCTGACACGATTTGGGCATCGACAGGGCCAGCTTCAAACTTGCGAGTGTTGCCAGCTAAGGTCTTCTCAATTTGCTTTCTCTCACATTTCAATGATAGTGTAAAAATAGGGAGGTAAGTAGAATGAGGGTCTTTGATGTTCTTGAATATCAGATCGATTTCTTGAACAAAAGCGGGAGGAACGTTGTCCCATATCTGGGTCTCGGGACGAGACCCAAACAGGGATTTTCTGGTGTTCATACCAGATATGGTCGTGTAAGGGAAACCAGGTGATGAGGTAAGGTCAATACCTTTCAACTGGGTTAATGTGTGGCCATAAACAACATGTTTGGGGTGATACAAGAAGTAACTACCCCCGGGGCAAGGTGGCCAGTGTTCGGCTAACCGGATCTCGTTAATAATATCGAGGTTCAGGGCTGGCATCTGTGTCACTTGCTTCTTGGTCCATGTATACCGAGGGTCAACTGTACTGTCTGGAAAGTCAAGGGGATTATTTATAATCCACCCTTTTCTTTCAAACAGTGTAGCTAACTTCCTCGGATTAAAAGGAACCAATTGTGTGGGCAATGAAGTGGTCTCATAGTTAGCGAGCTCACAATATTTCCTACAAATGGGGGAAGGAACTTCTTTGTTCTTAAAAGGAAGAACGGAACCTTGTTTGACGGTGGCGATCAGCTCAAGACCAGGAATGGTACTGGGGCTGGCTTCGAGCGTATGAGGCACGAGGCTGTTCATCACTACCGTTGACAAGTAAGGACGAGCCTTATTGGAAACGTTGTCTGCTTGGTGGGCGGCAACGGTCTCTCTTATATCATCTTGGGTAACTAGTGCGGTGATGGTAATATTAGTACCACCGCCTGATAGTGTACCCAGGATTCTGTAAGGGAGGCGTGGATTGGATGTAACAATAATAGATCCCGACTTACCTGGTTTAGAGGTGACAGGCGACATTGCATACGGGTAGGGCTCTTGGTCTTTGAAGGGATCGCAAACGAAAGCCTCAATCATGTGCAAGTCAGTGCGGACCAACGAACTGGAGTTAGCCATATAGGCATAATTCCAGATGTCGGTAATAACGGGGGTTTCTTCGTCGAATAGTGCTCTCATGTGTTCTCGAGTGGGGAAGTGGAACGTGATGTCTCTGCGGGCTGTTGCGGTTGGTAAACACAACAGTCCAGCTTCAGTGTTTGGGATAGGGAGCAACAAAAGGTCGGAAGTGTTAAAAACTTGAGTGAGAGATTCTGCGGAACGAACATAAAGTTTGTTTCTGCGGAGGATAGACGCGAAAACGTGTTTCTGTGTGAGGATTAGATTTCCTCCTACAAATACACCATTCGCGAATGAGGAGTCAGTGTCAAAGGCGTCGTTTGCAGAACGCAAGGACGTGACACTCTTCTCGAAAAGGGCTGTGAGACCGTCCTCGGGTTCTCCGCTGTGCTTGTGAGCTTCTAGGACGTGTTTATTTAAAAACTCGCCTATACGCTCATCGTGTTCGGCAGCAGCAGATCTCTTTTCTTTACCCTTACGGTCGTAAGGGTTTTTCTTCTTCTCTCGGTCTTTTTCACGGTCTTTCTTCTTTGAGTTGTAGTGCTCATCATAATTGTGACCGGATTTCAGTTTTTCAATTTTGGAATCGGAATTTTCAACTTTCTTGGCTAAATCACTTAGATTTTTGTTTGTTTCAACTTCTTCATCTTCGTGATTTCCAAATATCCAAGAACCAAGGGCTATTACGCCTATGATTGAGGATATAACTCCCCATGTAATAAATACGCAGGCGAGTT